AGCAAACATACCGCACAAACTACGGCTTTAATGCAAAATGCAATTTCACGTGGTGATAATATTGCTGTAGTAGATACTGTAGAATTAGGTTCAAATATTGGATCTGTAATAACTCAAGCAGCTGGAGTTGATAATAGTTATACATCTACTTATTGGCCCTGGTTACAAACAGTTGATCCAAACACTGGAATGTTAGTTTATATACCAGCATCAACTTTTATTCCTGGAATATATGCATTTACAGATGCTTCAAGTGATCCATGGTTCGCACCAGCAGGTATTACTAGAGGAGGAATGGGACAAGTAGTAAGAGCTGAAAGAAAATTAACTTCTGCAAATAGAGATACTCTATATGAAGCTAATGTTAACCCAATAGCTACTTTCCCTAATCAGGGTGTTGTAGTATTTGGTCAGAAAACATTACAAAAAGCAGCTTCAGCACTTGATAGAATTAATGTACGTAGATTGTTAATCACACTTAAAGATTATATATCTCAAATTGCTGACAATTTAGTATTTGAACAAAATACGATTGCAACAAGACAAAATTTCTTAACTCAAGTGAATCCATATTTAGAAAATGTTCAACAAAGACAAGGATTATATGCCTTTAAAGTTGTAATGGACGAATCTAATAACACACCTGATGTAATAGATAGAAATGAATTAATAGGACAGTTATTCTTACAGCCAACTAAAACAGCAGAATTTATTTTATTAGATTTCAATGTTTTACCAACTGGAGCAACATTTCCATCGTAAGAATAAAAAAATCGAATATTTATAATAAAATAAGATAATAAAATGGCAGTATTAAACCCAAACGAAATATTTTTCACAGCATTTGAGCCAAAACAAAAGAATAGATTTATTGCTTTTGTAGACGGATTCCCAGCATATATTATGAAGGGAGTTGGAGCTGTAACCGTATCACAAGGAACAGTACCTTTAAATCATATTAACGTTCAACGTTTTGTAAAAGGTAAAACAACTTGGGGAACTATTCAGTTTACATTATTTGATCCTATTACTCCATCTGGCGCACAGTCAGTAATGGAATGGGTTAGATTACATCATGAATCAGTAACTGGTAGAGACGGATATAGTGATTTTTATAAAAAAGATTTAACTATAAACGTATTAGGTCCTGTAGGGGATGTAGTATCAGAATGGATAATCAAAGGAGCGATGATAACAGAAGCTTCATTTGGAGATTACAACTGGGATCAAGAAAATGCTGCTCAAGAAATTACAATGACAGTTCAACCTGATTATTGTGTGTTAAATTTCTAAACAATACAACAAATATTTATCAAAATTGCTTGGCTCACGCCAAGCTTTTTTGTATTTTACATATGTATACATGATAACAAAGTTTTAATTAAATAAAGATTATATGAGTGAATTTAAATTCCCAACGGAAGAAATCGAATTACCATCTAAAGGATTAATTTATCCTAAAGATAACCCCCTATCTAGTGGTAAGGTAGAAGTTAAATATATGACAGCTAAAGAAGAGGATATTTTATCCAACTCCTCATTTATTGAGAATGGCACCGTATTAGATAAACTTTTAGAATCCGTAATTGTATCAAAGATAAACCCAAAAGATTTAATTATAGGAGATAAGAATGCCATCCTAATTGCTACTCGTGTATTGGGTTATGGATCAGATTATACTGTAAAAATTGATGGTAAACTCCATACAATTGATATTTCTGAATTAGAAAATAAAGTATTTGACAAATCTCTAATTGAACCCGGAAAAAATGAGTTTAGTTTTGTATTACCTCATAGTAATACTCCAATTACTTATAAAATCCTAAATGGTCATGATGAGAGTAAAATTGAAAGAGAACTAAAAGGATTAAAAAAGATAAATAAAAATTCTTCTCCGGAAGCATCTACACGACTAAAATATACATTAACATCCGTTAACGGAGAAACTGAAACTAAAGACATCAGAGACTTTGTTGATAATTATTTTCTAGCTAGGGATACTAGAGCGTTTAGAGAACATTTAAGAAATACTCAACCCGATGTTGATCTTAGTGTTGTTCTAGATAGCGGAGAGGAGGTATTAGTCCCTATAGGACTAAGCTTTTTTTGGCCTGACCTCGAAGACCGCTCCTAAAATTAGATTAAGTATATTTAAACAAATACATGAGATAGTATTTCATGGAAAAGGTGGGTACGATTATTATACAGTATATAATATGCCTATCTGGTTACGTAAATATACTTTTAAAGAAATAAATGACCATTACGAAGAAAAGGCCGCAGCCGAAAATAATGAAATGTCTGCGGGTAAAACTTCATTAATGGATTCAGAAGGAAAGGTTAATACCCCCCAATTTAAACAAGCATCAAAACCATATGAAAGTAAAAGCAGCTATAAATAGTTGCTTTTTTTCATATTTATAACAAAATAGCGTATTATGGGCCTTGGTGATGGTAAAGCAGCAAAAGAATCTAAAGAAGTAACTAAAGAATTAGGATATATCCTGGATGCTGTTAGTACTCTTGGTGATCAATTAGTAAGCTCATTCCAAGATGCTGTTGATGGTGCTAGTGAATTAGGTGATAAGGTTGACATCGTTGGTAAAACAATGCAAAGAGGATTAGTAGCTGGTCTTAAAGCATCAGTAAAAAATTCAGAATCCTTAATACAACTTCAAGCTAAAGTAACTAGGGGTATGGCAACCCAAAAAGATATAGCTAAAGAATCTGAAAAAATAGCAAACAATCAAGCTCTTTTAGATGCTAGAAAAGCAACTCTAGGTCCTCAACTAACAAAAAGACAAAAAACAATATTAGCCCAACAACAGCAACAACTTGATTTACAAAAAGCATCCTTATCTAGAATTAAAGCACAAAATATAGCATTTCAAAAATCTAAAAGTTTAACTACTATACTTAAAGAAAATGCTGGTGATTTTGCAGATAAGATTGATAAAACTGGTACACTATCAAAATTATTATCTGGAAATTTAGCAGATGTTGTTACACCTGTTAGGTTAATGGAAGTAGCAATTTTAGGTACCTTTAAAGCTATGGTAGCTATTGATGAACAATCAGGAAAATTAGCTAAAAATCTTAATATATCCTATAATGAAGCTACGGCTCTAAATATAGAATTAACCAAGGCTGCTAATGAAACGGGTTATATTTCAATTACTACAAAAGGATTAGGTGATGCCTTAATGGCTGTTAATGGTGAATTAGGAATATTTAATACTACTATAGATGCTAATCTTGTAACCTTTCAAAAACTACATAAAACCGCAGGTTTAACGTATGATGAGTTAGGTGGTGTAAATAAAATAACTATAGCCACAGGTGGTGACTTAGAAAAAAATACTGCCGAAATCATGGCACAAGCCCGGTTAACGGGTCAAAAGTTCAAAGTAGCATTAAATGAAAAAGATGTACTTAAGGATATAAGTAAAATATCAGCAGCAACTACTTTATCCTTAGGTAAAAACCCTGGACAAATAGCAGAAGCCGTTGCAACTACTAAGGCTTTAGGAATGGAAATGTCTAAAGTAGAAGGTATAGCTGATAGTTTACTTAATTTTGAATCTTCTATTGCAAAAGAAATGGAGGCTGAATTACTTACGGGTAAATCACTTAACTTAGAAAAAGCAAGACAATTTGCATTAAATAATGATATAGCTGGGGTAGCAAGGGAAATTGCAAAAGAGGCGGGTTCTGCAGCTGATTTTGGGAAGATGAATAGAATCCAACAAGAGGCATTAGCCGGAGCTGTTGGTATGAGTAGAGAAGAATTAGCAAAATCCTTATTTATACAAGAACAAATAGGTAATCTTACAGGTGAAGAATATGCTATAAGAGAAAAGCAAATAAACCAATTAGAAGCAAAAGGTTTATCACAAGCTGAAATAAAAGATAAATTAGGAAAAGAAAGTATAGAGGATTTAAAGGCACAAAATAGTGTTCAAGAAAAATTAACTAAATCAGTTGCTAAAATGAAAGAAGGATTTGCTAGTATAGCAGCACCACTGATGCAAATTATAGGCCCAATAGTAGATTTACTTATACCGGCAGTTGAAGTGTTATCTTATTTATTTGTTCCTATAACTACAGCATTAGTTGGGATGGCTAAACTTTTAACTCTTAACTTTGATGGTTTAACAGGCATGCAAACAGTTTTAGGTTCTATTGCACTTATATGGGCTGGGATAGTTGCTCGAAAAAAAATTAGTGCCTCTATTTCAGCGGGTGAAGTGGTTTTAAGAGGTATAAGGCTTGCACAATCAAAACTTCAAAATAGAGAAGATTTAAAAGGTTTAGCTTTAGGCAAAAGTAAATTAACCCAGTTGGCAGCACAAGCTGCTCTTTGGGCGTTAGCTAACCCATTAAAAGCACTTGCAGGGTTAGCCGTAGCAGCTGCTGTGGGGGCAATTGCTTATAGTTTAGTAAAAGGTGATGATGTAATGTCTCCCGGATCAAACTCATCAGGATATGGCTCTAGAACATTAATGGGTCCAGAAGGAGCAATAGCTTTAAACAATAAGGATACAGTTATAGCTGGAACTAATTTATTCCCTAAGGGTAATGATATAATATCATCACCTGCTGGTGCGATACAAATGCCCGACAACTCAGAAGCAAAACAAACTAATACGTTACTTCAAGCCCTACTAAACCAACCAGCACCTCAATTAAACATGGATTCAATAGAAGTAGGTACTGTTGCAGGTATGAGTGCATATTCTATTCAATAACAATATTTATAATAAAATTAACTTTAACTATAAAAATTAGAAATTATGGCCTTATTAGACAGATTAACAACTTCCGGCACAACATTAACCCCATTAAAGGGTAATCAACCTACAGCTCCATTACAGATGGGTGCAATTCCAATCAATGATTCTTTCCGAGAAGGAACTTTTGAAGCTACAGTATTAAATACACCAAGAGCTACAGATAATACGGGTAACTAAAAAAATACCTAAAATATGGCTTTTTTTAATCAAATTACTAACCTTAAATCCTTAAGATTTGGAAGGGACAGACGTGAGGGTGCCAGTAGTGGTCAACCTTACGTTACATCACCTATACCAACCGGATCTATTAATGGTGGTTTAGGAGATGAAGACTTCTTATTAAGAGGAGGGTCATTACTTCCTACACAGATAACAAGGGATGTTTCTAGATTATCTCAAATGTTTTTTGATTTAAAATCCCCAAATGGTATATTATTTACCGCAAAGCAAAATGTATTGTCTGCTTCTGCTGTCGATATAAAAGCAGGAAAAGGAAAAAATCAAATTTTAAATAATGGTGTATATCTACCTTCTTCTACCCTATTACAAGCAGCTGCTAACCCCTTAGGTGGTCACTTAGTTAAACAAGGAATAAACCCCTTTGTAGACAACAGTGAATCCGCAGCAGCTGGAGATTTTGGTGATGGTTTACAAGGTTTTATAAACTTAGCATTAAATGGAGCTGGATTACTAGGTCAAAACCTTCCACTATCAAATTCAACATATTGGACTACTGATGCTTCTAAAGAAAGAGTTAGAAAAACTATTAGTAGTAGGTTAGTAAGTTTTACTAATGACTTTATTACCAATGATTCTAAGGCTGAAGATGTTCTCTACAAATATAGTGGAGGACCAGGATCAACTTTAGGTGTAGGTAATACTAAAATATTCCTATCAAAGAATAGAACGGGTATAAACAACCCAACTTTAAGCCAAACTGACTTCTTTAATAATGCCAATAAAATTATACCTGGACCTGCATCAACAGGTGATCGCAATGTAGGTAGAGAAGACTATTCAGTATTTAAAGGTAAAAACCCTACTTGGAGAGGAGCAAAAATACTAGGGGTATCTGTAAGTCAAATTTACAAAGATATAACGGGTGAAGATATAAACCAAGATAAGTATAAAACTTGGAATAACACAAATGCACCCCTTCGTAATTTCCAAACTAGTGTTTTTAAAAGCAATTCATTTGCACCAAACTACTTAATTCCCGGTTTATTTAATACTCTAGATTACGAAGAATTACTTAAGGCAAAACCTAACGGGACTACTCATAAAATATTACAAGACTATAGAAAGACTGTTAATTTTACAGGCCTACCTTCAGTAGATTATACAGACCCAACAAAAACATCTACTGGTAGAGTAAATTTAGGAGATCCTGGAAGTAGAACATTATCTAGATCAAGCTATACAAAAGGAAATGGTAGTCCATTAGATAAAATAAATGCCTACCCTATATATTCTACAAACACGGTAGGAAATGGATCAACTCTTGGAGAAAATGATTATAATGACTTTGTATCTTTTAGAATTGGTGTAATAAACAATGACGATCCTAGTTTTACGAACTATTTACATTTTAGAGCCATAATAGATGGTATGAGTGATAGTTATAATGCTGATTGGAAAGCTCAAAAATTCTCAGGTAGAGCTGAAAGTTTATACAACTACCAGGGATTTGACCGTTCCATAAATTTATCATGGACTGTAGCGGCACAATCACAAGAAGAACTTATACCTATGTACCAAAAACTAAACTATCTAGCATCAGTATGTGCCCCAGATTATTCTAGTGATGGTTACATGAGAGGTAATTTAATTAAATTAACAATAGGTGGTTATTTATATGAACAAGTAGGAATATTACAGGGAATTTCGTATACTGTACCACAAGAATCCCCGTGGGAAATATCTATAAAGGATAATGGTGATCAAGATTTAGAATTACAAGAATTACCTATGATAATAAAAGTATCTGGATTTAAATTTATACCAATTCAAGATTTTGTACCACAAGTACAGAAAAATAGTTTTGCTGGTATAGAAGATAGATTAATGAGTAATGGTAAGGTAGCAACTACAAATGGTACAACCCCTATTGCAAAAGCAGAACTTTCTGGATTCGGTGAACAAAGGTATATATCTTTATCTAGAGGATTAAGGAAAAAAGATAATAGTTATGACGGTTTAAATAATAACCTAAGAGATAGAGTAGCAACTCCACCAACATTAACCCCAGCACCTTTTACAGATGGGAGAGATAATGAAATTGAAGATTTAATAATAACTCAACGAACATAATGGGCAGATACTCTAATATAGATACATTTACTACCGAAGGAGGTAAAAGATTTAAGGGTACAACTAAATATCCAGAAATCCCCCTTAGTTTTAATGATATTTATGTTTACACTGATGAAGGTGATAGATTTGACATATTAGCTCATAAGGCTTATGGTGATGCTAGTTTATGGTGGATAATAGCAATTGCAAATACTCAATTTGCTCAAAATTCATATTACCCACCATTAGGAGTACAAATTAGAATCCCACAAAACCAGGGTGCAATTTTATTAGAATTCAACCAATTAAATGGAATATAGTTATGACAGGAAATCTATTAGGCGAAGAAATAAATCCTATTGTCGATACCCAAATAAAATTTAGACAACAAATACAGGGCGCTGGGTATTTAGAAAACCAAAGCGTAGAACGCTCCCCAGAAGTCTTAAATTACTTAAATAATAGAAATTCTTGGATCAAATTCGCATCTGGAGTATCTATATCTGGTTCTGCTGGAGAAGAAAAACTTAGAGATTTTTTTAATGACGAAGGTCAAGATTATGCTACTAATGAAGATATTGAAAATATAATGTCTACTGGTTTAGCTGAAAATATAGTGTTATTTAACACGGTTCAAAGGCTTGATAAAAAGGGAGAAGATTCAGAATACATTAGAAGGAGTGGTGTAAGAAATACTAACCAACTGTCTGACAGTATTAATAAGATGTATGGAGGTCTAGGAGGAAATTCTAGAGGACTACAACCTGTCCCTGGTATTACAGGCATATCAATTGATTGTCTTAATCGAGGCTCAATTAAAAAAGCTACAGTTACTTTAAAAGCATATAATAAATTTCAATTTAGTCTAATAGAAGTGCTTTACCTTAGATTAGGTTACATGATGATGTTAGAATGGGGTTGGGACAAGTATGTACACAATATAGAAGAAGTTAAAGGAAATCCTCCTAATGTTACTATTAAAAACATGGAGGATACTATAATCGACAATCAATGGTTTAGTCCTAAAAGAATGAACCAAGATGAGGTATTATCCTTAATAGATGGTTATGAAGCTAGATATAAAGGAAATTATGGTGGTTTTTTTGGAAAAGTAGTTAATTTTACTTGGAAACTAAATGCAGATAATACCTATGATATCACAGTAAACCTAATTACACTAGGTTCAGTAATAGAATCTTTAAAAGTAAATATCCCTATACCAACTCAAACCCAATCTGGTTTAAAGGAATTAGAAGCAGAATATTTAAGGTCCTTAGGTAAATCATACTCAGATTTAGAATCCAAAGAAAAGGAGGATTATACTGATAAAATACTTGCAAATCTTGGATCTGATGCTATAACCCAATGGATAGCATCCTCTGTAATTTTAAATAACGCTGCAAAATCTACCCAAGTGGGGAATTACAGTGCCCCCACAAACTCTGAATCCCCCGATGGTACTGAAAACTTTTATTTAAAACAAACCCCTACTACTAATCAAAAATATGTTAGATTTGGGCATTTTTTAAGTGTTTTACAAGATTTAACAATATCGGGCATACAAAATGGCTCAGCTGGTGTTACTAGTCTAGAATTAGATTTTGATATAGATACTGAATATGTTATATGTGGGTATGAAAATAATTTAGTCCCCCTATCACCTAATAAAGTAATTTTTTCTATTAACTTTCCTGGGTTAGATTCTTTAAAATCAATAGGCCGTGGAGGTAGGGATGAACCAGAAGTTTTCTTAAAGGAATTTAATACTGGTTTAGCACGTTTTGCATCATCAATAAATGAAGTTCTCCATGGTAAGGTGTTAAATTGTTATATAAGTTTAACACATTTAGCAGATATTTTAGATTCAAATAAAGATGAAGAAGGAACTGTTACTCTCTTTAATTTTCTAGAGGGTATATGTAATTCAATTAATGAATCTACGGGTGGTCTTACGGCTATTGTCCCTATAATAAAAGATAATAAAATAGTAACCTTTATAGATGAAAACCCTATAAAGGGGTATGATAATATTATAAACCAGGGTAGTTCTTATAAATACACCAAATTAGAAATTAACGGTTACAATAACACTGAAGGTACTTCTAATTTTGTAAAAAACTTTAATGTACAAACTAAAATTACCCCAGATTTAGCTAGTATGATATCTATTGGAGCCGCATCTAATGGTGGTAATACTAAAGATATAAATGCCACCCCCTATAGAAAGTGGAACGAAGGTTTAGTAAATAGGTACGCTACTAGTTATGCGCAATCCCCACCTCCAAAAATTAAAACTGATGCTGAATTGAAGGCTGAAGATGAAGCAAAATTTAAAGAAGCATTTAAACAAGCTATTCTTAATGGAACGGCAGATCACACTATTTGGTCAAGGTACAAATTTACATATAACGGTTTTGACTTAACGGGAATTAAAGGACCAAATGTTGGAGAATTTTCCACTAAAGATGCAGATTCAAAAAATTTAGGCTTAATGTCTGCAGGTTATACTGTATATCTAAATGCTGTTAAGAATAGAGAGTCTCAAAAATCATTATATGCTGCTCAAAATATAAACCTAAAGGACCGACTTACAGAAGCAAAAAATAACTATGCTTATTATTTAGCTAATTCTTTTGGGGGGGAACTTGCTGAAAATTCTTTAAAAAATCTTCAAGAGCAGGAGGAAGCAAGATCTACTGTA